TAACTTATCAGAGGTAGTAGTTCGCCCAGCTGATACACGGGAGTCTCTTTTGGAAAAGGTGCGTCTTGCAACGATTCTAGGAACATTCCAAGCAACTCTTGTTAACTTCAAATATGTTTCATCTGCTTGGAGAAAGAATTGCGAAGAGGAAAGACTTCTTGGTGTTTCTCTTACTGGTATCATGGATAGTAAACTTCTTAATGGTAAATCGCCTGAACACGATTTGCCTGAACTATTACTAGATTTGAAAAACGAAGCAATCAAAACGAATGCAGAGATTGCAAAAAAGATAGGCATCAATCAAAGTGTCTCTGTAACGTGTGTTAAACCGTCAGGGACAGTCTCTCAGCTGGTTGACGCTGCATCTGGTATTCATGCTCGACATAATCCTTACTACATTCGTACAGTGCGTGGAGACAAGAAAGACCCCCTTACAAAAATGATGATGGATTCTGGATTTCCTGTAGAAGATGATGCAATGAATCCAAGTCATACATCTGTCTTTTCTTTTCCTATGAAAGTGGATGATGGTGCTGTATTTCGTACAGATTTGTCTGCAATTGAACAGTTGGAATTATGGTTGACATATCAAAAATATTGGTGTGAACACAAGCCGTCAGTTACTATTTCTGTTAAGGAAAACGAATGGTTAGATGTTGGTGCATGGGTCTTTAAACATTTTGATTTTATGAGTGGTGTTAGTTTTCTTCCATTTGCAGAACATACATATAAACAGGCACCATATCAAGATATTAAAAAAGAAGAGTATGAAATTCTTCTTGATAAAATGCCCAAGGGAGTGGAGTGGAGTAAATTGTCAGAGTATGAAAAAACAGATATGACAATTGGTTCACAAGAACTTGCTTGTGCGGCGGGGTTTTGTGAAATTCAATGAAATTAGTTGTATGTGATAAATGTGAAGCAGAATTCTCTATAAAACATTCTATGAGTGATCGACATTATATTATTTCTCATTGTACATTTTGTGGATCAGAATTATCAAGTGATCTTGAAGATGAAATTATAGATTGGGATGAGGATGATTGATGTGGAAATATTGGTGTAAGGCCATTGGGTCTAAAGCATTTGATGAAGATAACAAAGCAGACAGGGTTGCAATAATCAGGACTGTTTGGATTTTCCTACATATAATAACATGCTTTGCAATTATTGCAAATACTTGGAGACAATGGTGAAGAGATAAAAATGAAAAAAATGCTTAAATTTATTTTTTGGCCATTGATTATGTTAAAAAATATATTAGATGCAAATTGGTGGGCAAATAAAATAGCTGATAAAACCAATATGGAAGAAAAGATACAAGGTAGTAGATTTAATAGGTGGCAGAATAGTCTACCTCAACCATATAGATTTATATTTAAAACATCTATGTTGATAATATGTATCTACTTTATTGAGATGTATTTCAATCTTATAGATATGTCAATGTTGCCATGGAGATGGGAGTGGTCATAATATGAAAACGAGTAGTGCTAAAGCAAAAGGTCGAAAATTACAACAGTGGTTTCGTAATTTGCTTATAGAGAAATTGGATGTTCATCCAGAGGATATAGAAAGTCGTTCTATGGGCGCTGGGGGTGAAGATTTGATTATGGCTCGTGCAGCAAGAAAGAAGTTTCCATATTCTATTGAGTGCAAAAATCAAGAAGCAATTAATGTCTGGAAGTCATATGAACAGGCAGAAGAAAACTCTGGTGACTATGAACCAATCGTGGTTCTAAAACGCAACAAAACAAAACCTCTTGTTTTGGTTGATGCAGATTACTTTGTGAGACTACATAATGAACTGGTGGATTGATCAATACAAACAATATCATGCCCAATTAAGCACAAACTATCCGGGCAATAGTTTAAAACCACAGCTGCATCATATTGTAGATTTAGTAAAGGATACTAAATCTGAAACTCTATTAGATTATGGTTGTGGTAAAGGGTTACAATATACGAAATGGAAACACCATGAAGAACTTGGTGTGATGCCTTCATTGTATGATCCTGCTGTTCCAGAATACGAAGAACTACCTTCCGGCCCATTTGATGGTATATATTCTACAGATGTGATGGAACATATACCGAGGGAACATCTACCCGAAATTTTTAATAACATATTTTCACGAGCAGATAAATTTGTGTTCCTTGCAATATGCACTAAACCAGCAATCGCAGTTCTTCCAAGTGGAGAAAATGCACATTGCACCGTTGAACCAATTAGTTTCTGGAAAACAATGGTAGAAAAATATGCTCCAAAGCGTGTATATACTCATATCAAAACCTATGGTAATTGCAATAATTACTCCATTCTAAATGAAGACTTGTACTTAGAATGGTATTTGTCTCAATTCTAAAACAAACATTAACAAAGTCTCAATTTTAAAAAAAATATTATAAATAGTACCAGTAATATCGTGGTCATATAATCACGATAGATTTGGAGTCGCTGATGGAAGCATTTAATTTAATTGCTGACCTAGGCTTTTCCATCGCGGCCGTAATTGGCGGCGGGTTCTTTATTATTCTACTTTTGAAATATATTCTGGATTCAGTTGTCAATAGGGCAGTTAGTCTTAATGGCATGATTAGTGCATTAGATAATCGTATAAGAACAATTAACACTGAGGTAGTGAGACTTGATACTCTTATATGTCATGCGTTAGGTGTTAAACCCGATACTCGCAGATTGTCTGCGGCTGATGGAAAAGAAGATACTAGGAAGGATTAATTTTGGGAACTACCGCTATTATTGATATGTTTAATCAATATGGTGTTCCTACAGTGGTTGCTGTGGGGATGGCGTATTTTATATATTATGTGTGGAAATTTGTTACACATAATATATTACCAAGCTTGGGTGCAGCAAGTAGCACATTAATAAGTTTAGTTGACCGGGTGAGAATGTTAGATAATGACATGATTAGGTTGGACCAAAAATTGCATACTATTATAGAGATACAAACACAACAGATGAACCCTTTTGAAGAAGCAAATAAAAAAAGGATAGAAGTCAGACAATCAGAATTAGATGCCAAACAAGATAAAAAAATTACTGCAAATAAAAAAGAAATTGATAAATTAAAAAAATGAAATATGTATTTTACATAGTGCTTTTTTGTATTGCATCAAGTAATGTATTTCCTTTGGTAGCTTTTTCAAATCAATTAACACACACATGGAAATCTCCAGCTTTCAGTGGCCAAGGGTATAGCGCACATGTTCTAACTATTGAGAACCAAGAGTTCTCTAGAAAGCAGGCGCTTAAAGAAAAGAAGGAAGCAGCTGAAAGACAGCTAATACGAGATGCTGCAAATACAAATCTTTCGAAATTTATGAAGAATGTGGAGTCAAGAATTTACGCTCAACTTTCGAAGCAGTTAGTGGATAGTATGTTTGGAGAAACTGCTTCTTCATCCGGCACAGTTACTTTTGAGGGAACAACGATAAGTTACATCAAGGGCACTGAAACCATAGAATTAACAATAGTGGACCCAAATGGTAGTACGACTGTTATCACTGTTCCTGTTGGCGACTTTACTTTCTAGCTGCGCGTCTACTCAACCAATAGACGAACCAAAGAATGTATCTGCACCGCTAGTTGATGAACTAAGAAATATGCCTCCGCCGGAGCGTAAGGTTCCTTTGGCTGTGTACAAGTTCAATGACGTTACAGGACAAAGAAAATCAAGTGCATCACTCGCACTGTTGAGTAGTGCAGTGACACAAGGTGGAGACATATGGCTAATCCAAGCTTTGAAGAAGGCTGGTAATGGTGAGTGGTTTCAAGTCATAGAGAGAATGGAATTAGACAATCTTCTTAAAGAACGACAGATTATACGAAACACAAGAAAGTTGCACGAAGGAGATAAAGCAGAAAAGATTAAGCCCCTACTGTTCGCGGGAGTATTGTTGACAGGGGGTATAGTTGGGTATGATACCAATACGAGTACAGGTGGTATGGGTGTAAGGTATTTGGGTATTGGTATATCTGATGAGTATCGTAAGGACATGGTAACAGTCGCACTGCGATTGATATCTGTACAGACGGGTGAAGTGTTGTTAGCAGTCAGTACTCAGAAGACAATCCTGAGTACCAAGTTATCTGCTACCGTATTCAAGTTTTTGGATGTGGGAACTAAATTATTAGAAACAGAAGCTGGAATAACAGACAATGAATCTACTACATATGCTGTTAGAAAAGCAATCGAAGAAGCAGTTATACAAATAATAAGGGAAGGTGAGAAAAAACAATTATGGGCGTATAAACAGGAGAAAATCAGATGAGAACGGGCATACTTACAATACTCGCTTATTTCGTTATGTGCAGTGTGAGTTATGCGAGTGACGTTTACATTACGCAGTCAGGTGCAAGCCTTACTGCGAACATCAATCAAGATGGCCAGACTAATAGGTTCGGTGTTACAGGTACGGTTGTTACTCTAACAGGTGACAATCAGACGCTGGACATTGATCAGGTTGGTAACACTAACACCATTGCTGCATCTGTAGTTGGTGCAACACAAACATTGACAATCAATCAGGCTGGTAACAGTAACACATCTACCGTGTCTGTTGGAGCTAACTCTGCGGCCGATGATAACAGTATCATTCAAGCAATTACAGGTAGTTCAAATACGACTACTGTGAACGTGGGTAGTTCAGCTGCTTCTAGTGATGCAGATATTGACCTTGTTGCAACAGGTAGTAGTAATACTGTAACTATTAATGAAAACAGTACAGCATCAATGATTGGTTCAGATAAGAAGATTACATCCATTACAGCAATTGGATCGAGTAATACTATAACGTCAACACATATTGGTGCAGCTGACCAAGATACTACTTTGCATCATACGGGTTCATCAAGTACATTTGCTATCACACAGGATGGTGCCCATGATGGCAGTGTATCCATAACAACAGTGGGGTCAGGTCATAATGTTACGGTTACTATGGACGATTAGTTTCATTCTCTTTAGTACCAGTGCTTATGGTGCTATTGGTAATGTGGTGCAACACAAGGGGAACGCTTCTGTTGAGAGGTCTGGTGAAAAGTCGAATCTACAGAAGGGTTCTGATATTGAGTTCAAGGACAATGTGCGAACTGGCAAAGGTGGCGTTGGTATCACTTTTGTTGATGATACAAATGTATCAGTGAGCGCACACAGTTCCTTGGTGATTGATGAGTTTATCTATGACCCCAATTCTAAAACTGGGTCTAAGTTGGTGATGAACATTGCCCTTGGCACAGTGCGTTATGCCAGTGGTAATATTGCGAAACTGAGTAATCAGAACGTGGAAATTCGGACACCGACAGCGAGGATTGGTGTGTTGGGAACTGCGTTCAGTATGACGGTAGATGAAATAGGTAAGTCTTTGATTATCCTACTACCCAACAAAGACGGGACAGTAGGTAAGATATCAGTAGAGAGTGGTGCTGGATTTGTTTTAATGACTAAGGCATTTCAGTCCACTTATGTCAGTACTGGTGAGGGTAAACCATCGAAGCCTGTAATCCTTGATCTTACTCTTGATCAGATTAACAATCTATTGATCATTAAGCCACCGAAGGAAAAGATTATTGAGTTATTGAAGGAATCTAAATCTGGTAAGAATTTGCTTGATATTGATTTCTTAGAGTTCAAGGATTTAGATAAGAATGAATTAGAAGAAGACTTGTTTAAATTTAACGAGTTGGACATTAATGATTTGGATGTAGACTTACTTCTTAATATTCTTGATCAAATTATTAAGGCTGAAGCAAAATCTGGATCGTTCGATGGCAGAATAAGTGGATTTAATAAAGTAACACAAGTCAATACTTTAGTTGATGGCAGCAGCACACGCATCATACGAAGGTTTGGAAACAGTACGGTAGAACTGGATTTGATAAACGACTATGGATACACAATTAATATGACACAGGGCGGAATGCCTGTACAGGAGATAACAACAAGAGATGAAGACGCTTCTAACATTATTACTATCTATCAGTCTGAGTAGTGTAGCATATGCCAATGGGGTTTATATTACACAGGCTGGTGATGATTTAACTGTAAACATATTCCAAGATGGTCGGAACAACACCATTACCAAAAACATATGGACTGTAGCATATGATTGGGAAGGTGATGATAATACGTTTGATTTGAGACAAAAAAATACAAGGAATAATTTGTCTGATTCAAATTATCAAGGATTTCATATTGATGGGGATAATAACACTGTTAGAGTTGGTCAGGGTTATGGAGAACTTGGAAATCTTGCTACAGCAGCAACCCAATCTTGGGCCACAGATACTTCGGAAGGTGGTAATAATACAGCGATGGTAGATATTCATGGAGATAATAATATATTAAATATTGGACAGAGAAACGGAAGTGTAGGAAACTTTAATGGCCATGATGTAACCGCATATATATATGGTGATGACAACACAGCAAGGACAGTACAGGTAAATGATGGAGCAAAGGATTTGACCTTAACACTTAATGGAGATGACCATACAGTTTATGTAGAACAAAAAAATTCTGGTGCCCATAATGCAACAATCAGTTTGACAAATGGCACTGATCCATATTCCCTTTCACTTTCACAAAATTCTACGGCCGCTCAAAATTATTCAATGTCAGGTACTTGCTACTCCAGTGGAGGGTGTTCAGTTTCAGTAATACAGGATTAATATGAAAAAGTGGATTCTATCATTAATTGTAATTTTAGTTTTATGTGGTGTACGTTTCACTGACCCTTGGTTTTTAGATATGGTGCGTATGAAAGCACTAGATCAACATCAACGCAATCAGACAACACAGATTCTTGATAATACAGTTACTATAGAGATTAACAATTATACGATTAGGGAATATGGTCAGTGGCCATGGGATAGAGAAACTCTTGGTAAAGAAATTATCAAGCTCTATGAAGCAGGTGCTGGTCTTGTTGTTGTACCCATTTTATTCGCTGACCCAGACCGAGGTGGTAAAGACAAGTTCTTTGCTGACATACTCGAAAATACACCTACAATCATCGGACAAATACCTAGTAATGACAACAGTAATTCTGGTGTAGTGCGTGGTGTTGCTTCTATAGGACAACCTTGGAAACCTTGGGTGTATAGATATCCCGGCGTTGTCGGTCCTATTCCAGAACTAGCTGAGAGTGCCCAAGCTGTTGGTATGATGGTAATTTCACCAGAAGCAGATGGTGTTGTTAGACGTATGCCTTTAGTGGTCGCAGTGGGTGAAAAGTTATATCCATCTATTAGTATGGAAGTCCTACGAATGGCTGCAGCAGACATATCTTTTCAAATGAAGACTGGTGTTGCCGGTGTGGAGAAAATCCGCATACCAAAATACAAAATAATTAACACAGATGCTAACGGTAACATATGGTTGGATTTTCAATGGAAGACAAATACATACCCATTGCATGAGAAGTTGCCAGATTTAACAGGTAAGATTGTGATACTAAGCAGTACTGCTTCTGGTCTAGGAAGCCCAGTAGCAACTCCTGTGGGGGTCATAGAGACACACGATCTTATCGCCGCATCACTTGCTACCATGATGACAGGACGCAACATAACTCGCCCATTTTGGACTGATCTTGCTGAATTAACAATCAGTGCTGCCGGTGCGATAATTCTGACAGTTGTCGTTCTTACGCTTACATGGTGGTTTGGAGCAATACTGCTACCACTATTTCTTGTTGGTTCGTTTTATGGTTCATCATATCTATTTACTGAATATAGTTATCTAGTAGATTGGTCTTATCCTGTTCTTACTATGTTTATTGTCTGGGCGATGGCAGCATTCATGAGGTTCATGGAAGAATACAAACAGAAGATGGAAATCAAAAAACAGTTTGCTGGTTATGCGAGCCCAACTGTTGTTAGATTACTACAAGAAAATCCATCGTTAATCAAAGATGGTATGAAAAAGGAAATCAGTATTTGTTTCTCTGACCTTCGAGGCTTTACTCCATTGGGTGAAAGTTTCGGTGATGATGTGAAGGGTCTTACAGAAATTATGAATGGATACATGGATGCAATCACACAACCCATTCTAGATTCAAATGGTATGGTGATTAAGTATATTGGTGATGCGAGTATGCATATTCACAATGCACCGATAGATGATCCAGACCATCCTAAGAGTGCGGTCAAGACTGGATTATTCATGTTGAAGGCAGTAGAAAAGTTTAATGATAAAATTACAGCAGAGGGTAGACCACCTATAGGTATGGGCGCTGGTATCAATACTGGTCTTGGATATCTAGGAGAGATGGGTAGCACTAAACGACACAGCTATGACGTACTAGGAGATTCTGTTTCTACTGCTGCTAGAATTGAAAGTAAGTGTAAGGAATATGGTTGTCTGCTGTTGGTTGGTGAAGCCACTTATGATAAAACTAAAGATGACTTCTTCTACTTGAAGATTGATGAACTAGCAGTAAAGGGCAAGACCATAGGTATTCGAATCTATACCGTTCTAAGTGATATAGATTGGACGATGAAAAATACTAATTGGAGTATACCAGAAACCCAACACACAAAGATGCATGAATATTATCAAGCTCAAAAGTTTGATAATGCTATTCAACTATGTAATGACCTGATGAATGAATTCGACGGTAAGATGAAAAATTACTATACTATGTGGATTGAGAGGTGTGAATTTATGAAGACCCAACCACTAGAACCTGATTGGAATGGTGTCTTTATCGCAACAACCAAATAGGAGAGTATAATGAGTAAGAACTTTTTTTCATTGAGGACAGGCCACGGGCCATCTGATGAATATTTTAAGAATGTGGCTGTTTGGCATGATATTGACTTGCTAAAAGCATATATTTTGGGTGCTGGTACTAGCTCCCTTATTTTATTTTGTATTTGGGCGCTATTTAATTAAAATAGTTCTTGACATTCTATTCCTTTTCCTGTATAGTTTATATAGTCATTGATAAGAGAGATAAATATTGTTATGGACCCGATACTACATGCATTAATCGCAACAGGTTGTATGGCTGGTTGTTATTATGTCGGTCGCCGCTTTGCTGCAAAAAGTATGTTTGATCCTATCATTTCAAAAATGTTAGACAAGTTGGAAGAAGATGGATATATCTATACCACCGTTGGTAAAGATGGTGATAAAGAACTTATCCTTATTTCAGATATAATTGCTAAAACATTGCGTGATTCAGTAAAATCTACAAAATAACCTTGACATATTTAACCTAGCGTGATACACTTGTGACAATGCACATACTACCAGCTTATTTTACAACTACAAGCACTCGTAAACGTAAGAAATCTAAGAAACCCAAATCTTTGATTGAGGCAGAGCGTCAACACGCGAAGTTTTTAAAGAAAGTTGTTGGCACTCGTAGCTCAGTTGGAATAGAGCAACGGTCTTCTAAACCGTGGGTCACAGGTTCGAGTCCTGTCGAGTGCGCCAATAAACGTAATGTAGCAGAGATGTCAAATGACATACCAGTGGGTGTTGCACCGAAGAAAGAATTAATTCCACATAATTTTACTATTGCCCCGGCCTATAATAAAGGTCCGTATCAAGTAATAAGTAAGAGTGACATAAAGGATATTGGAAGATGAGAGTTGATGTAAGAAATAACAATGTTGAACAGGCATTGAGAATTCTAAAGAAGAAGTTGATGTTGGATGGAATGTTCAATGAACTAAGAGAACGAGAACATTTTGTAGCAAAGGGTGAAAAACGTCGCCGCGCCAAAGCAGCTGGTATTCGTAGATATAAAAAGGACCAGCAAAAACGTAGAGAAGAAACAGGAAGCTAAAATGGCCAGGAAGAAGAAAATTACTGTTGAGACTGATAACAGTAATTGGAAAGCACCAAAGGTTCGTAAGAAACGCAAACCAATGACTGAGGATCAACGTGAAGCAGCTGCGGCACGTTTGGAAAAGGCGAGAGAAAAACGTGCAGAAACAAATCCTGACTATGGTAAATCAGGATTTCATGATTCAATTAAGAACTTACCAGAAGATCATGCACTGAACCCTAAAAAAATTAAGAGTTGGATTAAGACTCAAAAAGACCTTGCAAGTTCAGCAAGAAGTGCTGTAAGACAAAAAATGAAGGGAGCAGAAGCGCAATTAGCCAGTCATGAAGGATATGTAAGGAATATGCAAAAATATCTTAAAGATGGTGAATGGATTGACAATTTTTATGGTGAGCATCAACAGAATAAAATTAGATACCGTTGTGTTGCAATGGCATTTTATAATGATGGAACCCCTAAAAGAAATGTAGGTGTTTTTTATCCAGATATGGGTTGTGTATATACTCAAGAAATGTTTAACGAAGAGAAAGGAATTTCTAATGTCGGACCAGAAAAACGGAAACGCAAAGGAAACTAAAAACGTGATACAGGGCCCTTGGCCAAAGTCTAAAAAAAAGGTTAAAATTCCTGACGAGGACGCTCTTGAATTGCAAGAAAACATGGAATTTGCTGAAGAGCTTAATCAAAGCCTGATTATTCATATGGTTCAGATGTTGAGTGAAAATGGTGTTGATGTTTCAAAGCCATCTTTTATTCGTGATTTAGGACTAATAATTGAACTGACAAAAGGAAGTATATATAGAAGTATGGGTATTCCCCATCTAACACATGGATTTCTTGAAGCTCTAGTAGATGTTGATATTGATGAAAATGATGACACTATTCATGGCCAAATTGATTTAAATATGTTAGGTATGTTAGAAAAATTTATTGAGACTAATAAAGATTTAGAGGATGATGATGACAACGATCCCGAAATTTCATAGACCATTTAGTCCTACAATTATGGAAACCGTGGCTCCTAAGAAATTTATTGACACAATCAATAATACTGCTGACGAGGTGCTTGATAATAAAGCTGCAAGTGTGGAATGGGATTGGTCACACAAACTGGTCGGCAAGGTACATAAAGAAGTTCAAATCCCCATAAAAGGTAAAGACAATAAAGAGTTTCTCTTAAATGTAATGAAGTCTGCATGTTTGAATTATCTAAAAGAATCTATAAATCAAGGTACTCATCATTCATGGAAGAAAATTGCTGGTAATGCAACTCCAACTTTAGATAACATTCATCTAACTCAAAGCTGGGTAGTCAGTCAATATGCCGGGGAATATAATCCTTGGCATCATCATACTGGTGATTTCTCATCAGTTGTCTATCTTAAATTGCCACCTAACATGCACAAAGAAATAGAAAAAGATTTTGAGGACCACTATCCAGCAAATGGATTAATAGAATTTATGTTTGGTGAGAACCAAGTATTTAGAAGTGACAATTTGAAGTTTAAACCAGAGGTGGGAAAAATGTTAGTATTTCCTTCATGGTTAAAACATTTTGTATATCCCTTTAAAAGTGAAGGTGAGAGAAGGAGTATGAGTTTTAATGCTCATATGTTTGTGCCAGAATGATATTAGTTGATATGAATCAGATTTCTTTAGCAAGTATGATGATGCATTTAAATATGAATAAGTCTAAAGAGATTGATGAGAATATGGTAAGACATATGATTCTCAATTCTTTGCGTATGTATCGTACCAAATTTTCATCTGAATTTGGAGAGTTGGTTTTGTGTTATGATTCCAAGCATTATTGGAGGCGTGACTATTTTCCAGAATATAAATTTTCAAGGAGAAAGAGTAGAGAAAAATCCACACACGATTGGAACGCAATTTTTTCATGTCTTAATGAGATAAGAGATGAGCTTAGAAATAATATGCCATATAAGTTTATAGAAATATATGGTGCAGAGGCTGATGATATTATCGGTGTTCTTTGTTCGGAATATTCAGAAGAGATCATGATACTTTCTGGAGACAAGGATTTCATTCAACTTCAAAGATTTCCTAATGTAAAACAGTATAGTCCGATCACTAAGAAAAAAGTAAATGGCGAAAATCCTGACGAGTATCTTAAAGAACATATTTTTAAAGGTGACACTAGTGATGGTGTTCCAAATGTTCTGTCTCCCGATAATACATTTACTGAAGGCCTACGACAAAAACCATTAACTAAAAAGAAAATTGCTTCATGGTTGGAACATGACTTCGAAGATGTTGCGCCCAACGATGAAGTGAAAAGAAACTATCAAAGAAATCGCAAATTGATTGATTTGACATACACACCAGAAGAGCTGTCTTCAGAGATAATTAATACATATAAGGAAGCTCCATATGGTGATCGTAGCAAACTACTAAATTATTTCATACAAAAGAGATTGAGAAATCTCACTGAATTTATAGGAGAATTTTAAAATGAATTTATTAATTTCAGAAATCTTGGAAAAGGTTTCAAAAGTCAAGACTAAGAAAGATAAGGTTAATATTCTAAGGGAGAATGATCATCAATCTTTGAGAATGGTTATCAAGTCTTCCTTTGATCCGAAGATTGAATGGGCGTTACCAGATGGTGATGTTCCTTATACTCGCAATGACGCTCCAGAAGGCACAGAGCATTCTTCTCTGTCCTATGAGTCTCGCAAGTTGTATCATTTCATTCGTGGTGGTGATAATCAAATTAATCAGAACAAGCGGGAATCAATGTTCGTTCAACTATTAGAAGGTCTTCATGAGAGTGAAGCAGCACTTCTGGTGGCTGCAAAGGACAAGAAATTGCATCAAATGTATAAGGGCCTCTCTGCTCCTGTGGTCAAGGAGGCATTTAATTGGAATGATGAGTATATGGTTGATGATCATCATGTTTATCCTCAAACGCCAGGGGGAGCAAACGGGTAACTATTTTTAAGTTTCCTTTAGAATCAATGACTTAGCGGCTACGATTTTCCTTGACATATACTGGTGTATGGTCTATACTTAGGTATAAATTAAAGAAGGAAGAGAAATATGACCGTTAATGTAGTGAAGAGATCAGATACCCTTGAAGAGGGTATTGACATCCTGATGCAGGCTATGGTTGATGATTATAGTGGTTTCATGCCCCCCGTTGAAAATCGACGGATTGAGATGAACGCTAGGTTCAAAGATGGACTGTCGTTCACGGTTGGTTCCAAATACATCAAGGTTTGTACATCGAATGGTGGCGAGGTGTCTTCCTTCATCGTCAAAACTGAGAATGACAAGAAGTTCAAGAAGGGTGATATTCTGAAGCCCGCTGGTTGGGCTGCTCCTGCTCGGAACGCTGCGAGAGGAAACATTCTTGATGGTGGATATCCTATCGACTGGACCGGACCCCTGTATCTTTAATGATTTAAGGCAATTATGATTCTTCACGTTAAAGGTTCCAATAAGGCAATTCGCAAGTTGGTTGAATCAGCTACTCGGTTCTATGCTGAGAAGTTGATGGGTAAGAGACTTACGGAAAATCTAAAAATTACCGTAAATCTCAAGAGAAATCTTCTTTCCAAGGAAGGCCTTGAAGGTAGTGCTGTTTGGGAAGACGATAGCTATCGTCCCAGAGAATTTATTGTTGAGATTGATTCTACCGTAAAGGTTCGGAACATTCTGCTTACTCTTGCTCATGAAATGGTTCACGTTAAACAGTGGGCAAAAGATGAGATGTATGAGTATTTGAATACTATCGGGATGGTTCGGTTTAAGGGTGAAAAAGTTCATCTTGATTCACTTGAATATTGGGATCAACCTTGGGAGATAGAAGCCTATGGCAAACAGTTAGGTTTGTTTATTCGGTATTGTGAATATATGAATTTTGAACGTGAAGATATGAAAGAGGACGCATGATGGCGCTTGTTGAAATAATTTTGGCAGCAGTTATTTCAACTGCTGATATTCAAGCACAACAAATTACAGATAGAGCTCCAGAGTGTCTTGCACTTAACATGTATCATGAGGCCAGGGGTCAAGGGACTGCTGGTCTTTTTGCTGTATCTGCTGTTGTATTAAATCGTGTCAATGATACACGGTTTCCTAATAGTGTCTGTGAAGTTGTCGAACAAGGCCCTGTTAGGGAGAGTTGGAAAACTCGGAAAAATGAAAGTTTACCACAAAGTAAACGAAAATATTATCCCATAAAAAATAGATGTCAGTTCAGCTGGTTCTGTGATGGCAAGAGTGACACCCCTCGTAACAAAAAAAAGTATGAAGAGTTACTTGACTTAGCTAAACTGATTATGTATAATGAATTAATACTTGTAGATATTACAGATGGTGCTTTGTTTTATCATGCAGATTATGTAACGCCTGGTTGGGCAAAAACAAAACAGAAAACTGTGGAAATACAAGACCACATTTTTTACAGATGGGATAAGAAATGACATTTGATGAATACCAAGAATTTGCACGATCAACAGCAATTTATCCAGAAGACTGCAAGGTAACATATCCTGCACTTGGTTTGTGTGGAGAAGCTGGTGAGGTTGCAGAGAAGGTAAAGAAGAATATTCGGGATGGTAAATCTCTGGATGGAGTCGGACTAGAACTAGGTGATGTACTTTGGTATATCTCTGCTCTTGCTGATGACCTTGGTGTAACACTTGAAGAGATTGCACAAGCTAATGTTGACAAGTTACAATCAAGAAAAGATCGTGGTAAGATTGGTGGTAGCGGAGATAACCGATGAGTGAATGTAATTTTACAGAAATTCATGGTTTTGGGCCAATGGATAAACATGGTTATCACTATTCAACTGAAGAGTGCGGTTGTAGAAATGGTGATCATAAAGAGGTTGGCAAGTTAAATCTTGCTGGTAAAAATTATCTTTATAGAAATGATAAAGATCAAACAGTTGTTGGTTATCATGCTCTCATGGATGATGGTGAGGAACATCCAATATACAACAAAATTGCTGAAATTCAATATGAGGTATATAAAAAAATCTATAAAGGAAATACTAGTGTATTAACCACAAAACAATATTATGAAAAAGTTGCAGATTTAGTTTATGAGAGATATGTTAAAGAAGATTCTCGTTTTTCTACAATTATAGAAAAATTTACTAAAGATCATCCTCAAACATGTGAAGGTGTTGCTAAATGAACATCTTTTTCGTAGATCGTGATCCCATAGTTGCTGCACAGATGATGTGTGACAAACATGTGGTCAAGATGATACTAGAGAGCGCACAGATGCTCTCTACTACTCATCGTGTTCTTGATGGTGATGAACATGCTAATAATGTTGGTATGTATAAACTGGCTCACAAAAATCATCCAAGCACTATTTGGACGAGAACTGCTAATAAAAACTATGAATGGTTGTGGCAGCATATGTACGGCCTGATGAAAGAATACACATATCGTTACGGCAAACATCATGCAACAGAAAGATTGATTCATTCACTCTCGAAGCTTCCAAAAAATATACCAATTGAGGAGTTTACAGACCCCCCACAATGTATGCCTGAATATTGTAAGAATGAGGACGCTGTATCTGCGTATCATAAATACTATATAATGGAGAAGTCAAATTTTGCAACTTGGAAACGCAGAGATAAACCAGAATGGTTTTATGACTTAGAAAAGGTGAGTGCTTGATATGGATGGCTTGAATGGGGTAGATGATAAATACGATCCTTACATGAAAGAAATTTCAGAGATGCAAAAGTCTGTTCACACTTTGCAAATCAGGCAAAAAGAACTTATTGAGCGTTTGGACAAATTAAAAAAGAAAATAACAGTTTTGGGTGGTGATCCTGACCAATTGGAGATAGACGTTTAATGCCAACATATACATTTAAGAATAATACTACCGGCCTAGAATTTGATGAATTTATGGGTATGAGTGAAAGAGAAACTTATCTAAAAGATAATCCTGATATCATCCAACTCCCAGTTATGTTTTCTTTTGTTGGAGATCATATTATGGGCGTTGGACCA